GTGGAAAGTTTCCAGAAGACGTGAGAACAAGAACTATGGACAAGATTATGGATATTCTTGCTTATAGTGACCTAGATATTACTTCTGAAACAGTAGCGAGCGTAGAACTAGGAAATGACTGAAGAACAACGGAAACAACTTGAGGAAATAAGACAATCTTTTTTATCTGGTAACTATAAGATAATCTGCGACGAAACGAATAATACACCAGAAGATATTGAGAATGGTGTGATTAATGTTATGGTTATACCGTTCATATCAGTAGAGCGTATTACCGTTGATTTTGTGTTAAAGAAAAATGACTAACTTCTTTAAATACATTCTTATGGGATTTGCTACTATTGGAGAAGGATTTTATACCATAGCAAATTCTTTTAATTCTGATAATGCAATTAAGTCTTATGATGATGTCAAAAACGACATGCTAAAATTCAACAAAAATATAAAAAATGAAAACCCCAAATCCAGAATGTCCCAGAGAAGATTGTAGATTTTCTCATAGTGGTGGGAGCACAACTCTTGTAGCATATATTCCAATATACGATAAGAATGGAGTGAATACCAACCCAGATAGAAACACAACGACTTTTAAAGTAAATTGTTTGACTTGTGGTAAAATGTGGGTAGGTAAATCTTGTTTAGATGAGACAACTTATGAGGAAGTGAGTAATGACTGAAGAAGAAAAGGAAAAACTTATAAAAAAGTGGGAACCTCTATTGAATGCGGAAATAGCATCCAATGCAACTGTTTTACTTATTGAACCTATGGAAATACCATTTATTGAGGACGTAAATAATGGATGATTATGACTCACTAAATCCTAGACAAAAAGTTCTACTATGGTTAATGAACCATAGTCCAGAATATATTGCCTGGAAAATATACGAATTTTATTTTGGTTTTGCATATTTGCGTATGGCATTCTCTACTTGGCGTTCCATAATGGCCGTAGATTATGAGACTTCAAGCAAGAAAATTTTTGGTCTGAGTTGGTTTGATGTGTTTTATAGAGAATTAGACCGGAGACCATTTAAGGACACTTGACCAACTGGCACAATTACCCATAACCACCTCCAACAATCCCCTAAACTACAATTGCCTTAAACAAAACACCCATGAAAACTTTTGACACCTTTGAGAAACTAGATGGAATGCTTCCTTGTAAGAAGAAGCCTATCATTGTCCATACCATCCAGATTAATGAACCTTTCCGAGTAAATAGCCTGGAAGGCGATTATAAGCAGGGAAAGGCCGGTGATTATCTAATGCGCGGAATTGACGGTGAACTGTATATTTGCGACAAGGATATTTTTGAGCGGTCTTATGACATCATCGGTCAGGTTGACCTATCTAAGTTTGTTGGAAAGACCGTAAAATGTACCTTTGCCGACCGGCCTCCAATTGAAGGAGAGGTTAAAGATTTTGGTTTTGTTGATAATGATTATTATTATTATCAAATTGATGGTCAGCCGATGATGCAAAATGGTAAAGGTTTTTATACTGGCCAGATTCTTACTATCGAAGAAGTTTGAATTCCACCTGACAAACTGGCACAAGGCCCATAAACACCCAATCATCCTTCTGCTACAATAATAGAGTAAACAACAAAAGAAATTCCCTATGAGAAAATTTAATCTAGATTTTATTGGAGAAATTGTTTCTAGCCCAAAAGGAATGTGTTCCTGGTCAGGAACAACTGTTAGTTTTTGGGGAAAATTTAATGAGGAAGGAATTACGAGGTCTTGGGAAAAATTTGAAAGAGAAAGACTGATTGAGGCAATTCCTCTCTCAGAAGAACGGCCATCAAAGGACCATTACCATTGTAAAGCATTTCAAGTTATTCCTGAAGAATTTCTTTTTCTAAACCCCATAGAAGAATTTTTAAATGAACAGAGAAAAAAACGCTCCCAAGAAGGACTAACTCTTGGTGGTGGACTTGGTGTTCTTCTTGGTCGTCGTCTTAGTCTTTGAGGATTGAAAAATGAATGATTTTGATTCTGATTCTGATTCTTTTGGAGCCGGAGTGCTTGTATTATTCCTTGGTGCTTGTATTTTTACATTTGGCTTTATTATAGGTGGCGCTTTTGGTGAATCTGTTGGTCAAAAAGAAACCGCAATACTCACCGTAAACGGACTCAACCGAATTAAAGAACAATTGCCACCTGGAACCAAAATCGCCAATCCATTTGGGGACGAAGACCTGAAAAGTCTTGGTTATGATGCCCAAAAAATCTTGAGACTCTTTAACTGAGACACCTAATCAACTGTCCACTCTGCCTTGCGGTGGAGTGGATTTTCCCTTATGATACACTCATCACCACAAGGAGACCTTATGACCAGATTTCAAGCAACAATTGAATTTTCATTGGATTGGGATGCTTCGATAGAAGACGCTAAATCAAAACTTGAAGACTGTTTACACGATTGTGAACCGCTTGTTATTAAAAGTATTGTAAAAACTTCTATTACTCATCAAGAAGCACTGAAACAAATTCAAGAACTTCTTGATGAGACTGCCGCTTATGGTAATGTAAGTTCTGAAGCTGTTAAATATATTCTTAACAAAGTTGCCCAGAATGACTGAAAAACAATTGTACCTTTTGAGAGAATGGTTTCGTGAGGAAGTGGAGTATTTGATTAAAGCCCATATTACAAAAGAAGAAGCCAATCCATCTTATTATGATTACTCCCTACCGCAAGATTACTATGCAGACAAAGCATTTGATGCTGTGGTTTCAGAATTTTTTAAGGAGGGTTATTGAAATGACCGCCTTCACTTACAAAGGATACGGACGCATCTACACAAATCCAGAGAACATCCGAGAAGTAAAACAAATCATTCAATATCTTGATCAGTTTGAGTGGATGTATTATCCAGTGGGTCTTGTAGCACCCTGGGATATCTATCCAAAGGTTGAGTATGTTGGTAAATTTGTATTGAACGAAGAAGAGTTTAAGGCACTCTGTAAAAAAGCAAATATACCGGTGTTTATATTTGATTCTGGTATGAATAGTGATTCCGGTGGTTATTATCCAACAAAACCTTTGACCAAAGATGAAATTAAACAACGCTCTTATGGAGAACTGAAATGACTATTATCCCTACACCAGATTGGAATTTGACTCCTGTTTCAGAAGACGAACTTTTGCGATTGAAGAATGATTGTGAAATTCCTGACATGCCAACTCAAATGACTTATCACCTTCGACTTGCCCCATCAGGAGAAGGTGATTACGCATATACTTGGAAAGACAAGCCACATCGTTTAATTTATGATGCCTCTAGGGAAATTGAGCGATTAAATGTTCGTGTTCAACAACTAGAGGATTTGGTTGAACAGTTAAATTGGGACCTTCAATGTTGGGAGAATGATTCATGACTAACAAACAAATTCTTGAACTTGCAAAATCACATAAATTTGATGAATTTGTGGGAGAAAAGGATGACGAAACTGATGGAGTATATTGGCAGTGCTGGGAAGAACAACTGATTGAATTTGCCCGAGCAATTTATGAGCAAGGGAAGGAAGATGGGTATAGCAATGGATATGATTCTGCATATTATGAACACAGTGGGTATTGAAAATGACTAAACTAACCTATGAAGAATGGAGCAAAGAAAATCCTATTGATTGGGATAAAATTGAAGATAATGAAGATTGTCTAGTCACCAAAGACTTTGTGGAGATGGCACATCGTTGGGAATATAACCATTATTGTAAGGAAAATGACTAAAATTCAAAAACCACTACTAGCCGGAAAGTTTGACCCAAATAAGGCCAAGTTTCCATATATCGCAACTCCAAAGATTGACGGAATCCGATTTCTTATGGTAGACGGTGTTGCTGTTTCTAGAACATTCAAACCAATCCGAAACAATCACATTCAAAATCTCCTTCAAACACATCTTCCTGATGGAATTGATGGAGAACTAACTTCCGGTGAAACCTTCCAATCATCAACATCCGCTGTGATGAGCATCGAAGGGACACCAGATTTTAAGGTATGGGTTTTTGACTACTTGGACCCAAATTCTGAGGATATTCTTCCATTCTATCTAAGGATTCTGAATATGCCAAAACTTGATGCACCTTTTGATTATGAAGTGTTAAATGGAATCACCGTAAAATCGCTTGATGAAATCGCCAATTACGAGAAAATCTGCCTTGAGGTCGGTTATGAGGGTGTGATGCTAAGGGACCCGATGGGAACTTATAAATTCGGTAGGTCTACTGTAAACGACAATATTCTTCTAAAAGTAAAACAATTTTTAGACGACGAGGCCGAACTTATTGAGATTCAAGAGAAAATGAGCAACCAGAATCCAGAAGAAAAAGATGCCTTTGGACACGTTAAACGGTCTGCTTCTTTAGAAGGAATGGTCGCAACAGGAGTTGCCGGGACCCTTATTGTTAAGAATAAGGAAGGTCAGGTTTTTGGTGTGGGTAGTGGACTCAATGACGAATTGAGAGAAGAAATTTGGAATAATAAAGAAAAATATATTGGAAAATTGGTTAAGTACAAATATTTTCCCCAAGGAGTAAAGGAACTGCCAAGGCATCCGGTGTTTTTGGGTTTTAGAGACCCAGAGGACACTTGATAAACTGTCACAAGGGCGCTTTTCTGATGCCCTTTTTGGCCTATAATACTCTCATACACACAGGAGACTTTTTATGAAACCCTTTGATTATTACTCTAGGCCCCAAACTCTTTATCCTTGTTCCGTAAAACCAACATATAACTCTGGTAACATCAAACATTTCAATACAAAATCAATTGGAGGAGTTTGAAGATGAATGGAATTGACCCCTCTCGCATCATCAAAGACGGAGACAATATTTATTTTTGTGGAGAAAAATATCAAAAAGTAGAAGAACCCAAAAGTTTTTATAACAAACTCTGGGGGTTGGTATCGGATAAGGTTGGAAACAACACAAATGCCGATGAACTGACTGACAGGATTATGGATTTGATTCGGGATAATATTCCAAACCCATCTAATAGGATGTTTTTAGACGAATCTTTAAATTGTGGGTATAAAGCAGCACTAAATGTAATACAGGAGAAATTCAAATGACTTTTGATAACGAAATCGAAAAAGTAAAGTCAGAAATCAAGGTTCTTGAGAAAAAACTTTCTCTTCTTGAAGAAATTGAGAAACATAATGCCAAACCAAAAATGACCCTTGAGAATGGAGACGAGGGTAGTTTCAGCATCGTGACTTATGATGGTGTGGTTTATTATCGTCTTGAATATCCATATGCCATTCTTTGGTACAAGAGATTTTATAAATGTGCCACTGACGAAATGAGGCTTATTCAAATTCTTGACCTAGAAACTTATCGCCTGCTTGAAGATGCCTGGAATAATGAGGTTATTGTCAAGAAAGATACTGGGCCAGAGGGTCTTGATGATATTGAGCGTGGGGAAAAGGATAATCCAACCGAACCGACCAGAAATAAGTACTTTGAAAGAATTCTTAATGCACCCATTGATGAAAGAGGTTATGTAGATTTGAGAGAACCCGCAAGTGAGTTTCGACAAAAACTCTTTGATGGAATCAAATCTGTATTTTATGACCCTGAGTACGAGAGAACTCATTGGAGTGTAAAAGTCAATATGGCAGTTGATGAGGTTCTTACGCATTTTGAGGATATTATTCCCGATCAATGTTTTTCTACCTTTACGAAGTACGAGGCAGGGCGGAACGAATGTATTGCTAAATTAAAAGAAAAAATAGGAAATTAAAATGAGCATGAATCTCACCTTAACCGATAAGGATACTGGTCTCGATGTTGACCTTTTGCAAACACCGACTTTTATTACCTGGATGTGTCTGTCTTATAATCCTGAGACAAAACAGCCAGACGGGGGGCATGAGGGAGTTCGTCGTAGGTATGTGGAATGGGTGAAATCTCATACAAATGGTAAATGGGATTCTCCAGAAGATTTAGAATATATGACAGAAAGAATCAATGAACATTTGTCTACACTTCAAAAAGTAAAAAATCCTGAATTCTCCTTTATTTAAATGGCCGACCTTCAATACTTTATAGATACTTTACCAGAAAAACCAAATCGAAATATTATTGAAACACAACTAGAAAATAATTTGGATTCATTGAATTCAATTACAACAGACGAGGCAATCACTCTTTGGTCTGAACACGATGCTCTCCATTATCTTTCTGGACAACCATTTTCGGAAGAAGGCGAACAGTGTGTAGCAAAATTAGAAAAAGTTTTCAATCGTGGTTGGTTGTCTTTTGGGTGGAAGTATAATACATATACTCCAAAAGATTGCGAATATCGCCACATCACACAAGAACTGATTGAAGAAACTGCCGAATTAATTAGGGGATTTTATGATTGAACAAGACGAGCGATTTAAAGAATGCCTAAGTATCATTGACAACTGGTCCGAAAAGAATAAGCCACCGACCCTTTATCAAATTATTCATGATGAGTTGGGTTATTCTCACGATTGCACCCAAGAAATTATTGATGCTGTTGAGAAATGGCTACCCCGCGAAGACCCTAGAGCCTGGGTAGGAGACCCGTGGAACAGATGTGTCAAAAGGATGAAAGAAAAATTACAATGAAACAAACTCCAAGCAACTTCTACACATATTCTTCTAAACAAAGAGAAGAGTTCTGGCTAAAAAACTACGAAGAACGACGAAAAATCATCAACGATTCTTACATATCAATGATTGTTGATGAGGCTGGAAACCTAGATAAATATAAAATTATTGAGGTTATTCTAGACCTACAAGACAAAATAGAAGATTTAGAAAACACTTGCCAACGAACCGACTCCTATTATGATTAACTTATTAATTAAAATTCCTCATTTCTTAGAGATAATCAAATGCTCTAACGACCCAGTTTATTTCATTAATAATTATGTAAATTTCCCTTCGTTTGAGGGAGATAACATTCATTCTCTTCTTTATCCGGCCCAGGAAGAAATTGTCAAAAAAATTCATAAAAACAAATACAATCTGATAAAAGCCCCAAGACAATTTGGTAAAACATCTGTTCCTTTATACTACCTTTTACATCAGGCAATTTTTAAACCCAATTGCAATATTGTGATTAGCAGTTTTAATTATCAAAATTCAAAATATTTACTTGAACGATTCTATAATACATATGAACAGTTGCCCGATTGGATTAAACCTAGAATAGTAAAAAGAACCTCAACGTGGTTGATACTTAAAAATAACTCTAGGATAAAAATAGTAACAAATATTTCTGCCCCTGAAACTTGGGAGAATTGGGAATACACTCACGCATTCTTAGATGAGTTTGCTTTTATGGAATATTATACTTCTGAGAATTTATTGGGCTCTTTCTTTCATCGTAATAGCTCTCCTAAAATAATCATCGCAAGTACCAAAAAAGAAGTTAGTTATTTTAATGAAATAGTTGAAGATGCGAGGAATGGTAGAAACCAATATTCATTATCAGAATATGATTGGAGAGATATTCCTAGACTAGACAATAATTGGAAGGAAGAAGTGATTAAAAACATTGGTGAAGATGCCTTTAAACGTGAATACGAATTATGATTAACTTTTTTAAAAAATTATGGGAAGATTTTATTATTTCTCGCTATGTTTCTGTTGGACTTCAATGGGGTGATGCGGAATCTTATTCGTTTATGGGTGAATGTGTTGGTTATAAGTCTCTCTGTAGAGCCCTGGAAAGACTAGAAACTCAATATCAAAATATGGGTTATAAAGTAGTTGACCGCGAAACGTGGATTCTTGCTGGTGGTTATGGTAAAGATTATGAATCAAAACTTAGAATTAAAGTCTACAAACCAAAAATAGTCATAAGAGATTCTGGTGCATCCGAATGGGTCAACAGTGCTGAGTATTTTTTAAGTGAGGAAGGTCAGGAATATTTAAAGAAAAGTAGTGAATTTGCCAAACGTTACATTGAGAAAAAATGACTGATGATTCCTGGTTAGAACCAATTCAAAGAGAAACCGAACGCATTAGAGAGGAAAATAAAAAATTGTCTAAAATAAATGTCAAAGAACAATTTGGACATCTTTCAGATGGTTTTTCCTGAGGAATTTCAAAAAAACTACTACAACTACCGAGTAATTGATTATACGGCGAGTGGTGAAGGCCGGACTATTTTTCTACAAATCAGTCGCAATGATTCAACCGAATATTATCAAAAACGATGGCGACAATTTGTAGGAAATGATTTCTATCTACCCGGAACCGAAGAACTTTATGAAAGAGAGTTTCTGGACAAATATTCTAGATTTCTTCCGAATGTTGTTGCTCATAAACTCCAGGATAAAAGTCTGACTATCTGGGAGACACAAGTACACTTTAACTATGGATGATTATGCGATTAATTGATAGGTACAATCAGTTTTACAATGACACTTGTGCTGGATTACCCCACGGCAGTCCAATTTCAATGGAACATTTACAGGCAATTTCCATTAGAGCATCCATCTATGCATTCGCCCGTAAGTATAATCTAAAGGAAAGCATTCCAGTAGAAGAACTCAAAGAACTCGCTGACCTGATTGAACAACAGGGCAATAGGACAATTCAGAAAGTGTCCGAGGTGCATCGTTAGGCGGGTCTAGATGCCTTATAATACATTTGTCAACAACGGAGTTTTAATCAATTGAATAACTTTTACAACATAGTCCCTGGAACCCAAATAACACACAGCACCACCGATGTTTATGAATTTTATGATGAGTCGGAAGCACTGACTCAACGGGTAGAACTTCAGTGTGATAATGGGGGAGTTTATCTTAAGTACACTGAAAAGGGTGAATCCAGAAACAATACCGAGATTATTTCTATCACCAACAAAGAACTTGCGATTTGTATTGCTAAAAGGATTTTGGAGACTTATGAGGTAGTATAAATAACAATGTCTCTAGGAACGGCAATTCTCTACAGACAAGATTAGGTGCTCTTATGGGCACCTTTTCTAATATAAACTTTACTAAATAGTAATGCCGTTCATAGAGAATAACAATGGTCCCACAAAGCCCAAGAATTTATACATATAAAATTACTTTTGAAGAAGTTCCTTATTACTATTATGGGGTTCATAAGGAAAAGAAATTTGATGAAGAATACTGGGGTTCTCCAAAGACAAATAAATGGTGTTGGGAACTTTATACCCCAAAGAAGCAGATATTAGAACTTTTTGACTTTACGGATGATGGATGGTTAGAAGCAAATTTAGTTGAAGATAGGTTAATAAAACCAGTTTATAATACTGATAAGTGGTGTTTGAATGAACATTGTGGTGGTATCATATCAATGGAAGCAAAAAGAAAATCTGGAAAATATTGTGTAGAAAATAAAATAGGAATACATGGATTTACTCCAGAAGAAAGAAAAGAAAAATACAAGAATAATGGGAATAGAACTAAAGAATTAAAAATAGGAATACATGCCCTTACAACAGAACAAAGAAAAGAAAATGGCAGTAGAAATGGTAAAAAATGTAAAGAGCAGGGTACTGGTATTTTTTCTCAATCTAAAGAACAATTGAGTGAAAATGGTAAAAAAGGGGCACAAAAAGTAAAACAACTTGGGTTAGGTATTCACAGCCTCACACCAGAACAAAGACTTGAAAATTCAAAAAAGGGAGCAAGTGTTATAAATTCTCAAAAATGGATGTGTACTGAAACTGGGTATGTTTCAACACTTGCTGGACTTTCTACTTATCAAAAAAAGAGAGGAATAGATACTTCTAAAAAAATAAGAGTATCATAAGGACACTTAAAGAACCGTCACAAAGGCACTTGAAATCGGGTGCCTTTTGTCGTATAATATCTTTATAAATGAGACCATTATGAACCAATTAAGAGACCAAAACTATTTCAGTTTGGATTTGGAATTGAACAATAAAAATGATGGAACTACTCCGCGAATTATTCAGGTGGGCATCGCAATTGGTTCTCCCGTAAGACCCGAAGATATCCAAACTTACTCTTGGTATCTAAATCCACAGGAACCAATTACTGAATTTATACAAAATCTAACTGGAATTACAGACGAAATCATTCAAGAACAATCTGTAGACCACAAAACAGTAGCCCAAGAACTCGGTGCTATTATTACAGAAAATCAGTGCTTTTGTAACTGTGTTGTTTGGGGTGGAAATAATAAGTTTTCAGATGCAACCGAACTTAAAGACGAATTTGCCCAAAGAGGGATTGATTTTCCATATTTTGGTCGCAGAGTGATAGACGTAAAAACTTTATACGTCTTCAATCAAATGGTTCGCGGTAAAACCCCTTCTGGTGGTCTAAGAAAATCAATGATTTCTTATGGCCTTAAATTTCAGGGAACTCCTCATAACGCTTCCGATGATGCACTCAACACTCTTCGGTTTTTCTTTTATTTCCTGCAACGTCAGAAGATGTTTGAGGATTACAAAGACTTGATGAACTCTACTAAGTAAGGGGAAATGTATGGGAATGATGGATTGGGTCCGCTCTTCTTATAACCTAGGAGAACAATTTACGGACACCGAATTACAAACAAAAGATATTGAAGATGGTATCATTGGTGGGACAATGACCCATTATTGGATAGATCCGATTGGTAGGTTGTGGTGTCCTGATTATAGTGGAACCACAACCTTTGAAGAAATCAAAGAAGACGACCCACGTTCCC